TCCGTGCCGCTGCCCGTCACCGAACCACTGATGCGGTTGTGGAGGGCGCGGGTATCGAGTACCCGGAGCCGCACGATTTTCTCCTGCCAAATCTTGATCATCACCTCTTCCCATGCCTCGATGTACTTCTTCTTGTCGTCCTCGGATAACCAGGGACGCCCCACTTTCGTTCTAGTCATCCCATTCCTCCTTGTTATAGACCAGCTCCAGCGGTTCCGACACGTCCAGCATGAAGTAGAGGCCCGTGCATCCGTTGAGGAAGTACTGCCCCAGCTCGCGGCTGAACACGTTCTCTGTATTCATGTAAATGAGGTTGTTGTCGAACCGCTCTTTATCTACCAACAGTCGGGAATGGATTTGTCGGTACAACTCCCTGCAGATAGACAGTGCTTTCTCCCGGTCGCTCATGTTGCCGAACTCGTAGCGATGGAGCAGGAATACCGTAAACGTACGCTTTTTGAAGAAGCCACCGCTGCGGCGCTCCGTTACCCCATCGTTGGTATCATCCACTGCAAAGAAGGTGGAGTGGGTGCGGAAGTTCTCTAACACCTCCTCCAGCGAGTCGATGCCGCTGCAGGCGCAGGGGTAGAAGCCCGTTTTGCGGGCCAACAGGTTGCGGCAACACAAGTTTTTGAAATAGCCGATGGCGTCAAATAATGTGATATCCTCTTTATTTGCCATATTTCTTTTTGAATTCTGCGGCCTCGCGGGCCTTTTCGTTTAACTCTGTGAGTGCTCTCCAGCAATCCATGTCCAGCACTTGCTGCTCTTTGGTGATGTCGCCACCCGTGAGCGCCCGTATCTGGGCATTCATGCGGTCCACCATGCCGGACTGCTCCGCATAATCCTCGTCCTCGGACGGGGAGCGGAAGAAGTAAGGGAACGCTTTGGCGAATTGGTTTTTGCAGGCCGCAAACCAAAGGAACACCGAAAGGATTTCTCCCTCGTTACATTCGATTTTGTCGGCTTGATGACCGTACTTATCGCGATAGAGTATGGATGCCATTCGGTTGATGTGGTCGTTCTCTCTCGTCTGGAGGAAACCCTGATACAGATTCTCGCACACCAGGTAATCCCCAAAGGGAACCTCGTGCAAATCGGCATCGACCGCGCAAAAATCCCCGATTTCATCGAGGCGGACGGGCTTGTCACCGGGCGACAACATCCAATTCAGTTTGGAGATGTACCAGAAAATATCCTCTTCTGTGAGCCGGAACAGAATGGTGTCCTTGCCAGCCTTCGTGCGCATGTGCCATCCCTGCTCGTCCCGGCGGATGAACAGGATGCCCGTGATGCGTTTGAACGCCATCACCTTGGCCACCGGAGCCGGGAAAAAGCTGAATATTCTCGTCACATAGCGCAGTTGGTTCTGCGTGAGTTCGCTCCACGATGTCGGCAGCGTGAAGTTCAACACTTTCTCTTCATCCGAAAAAGTAGGTGGAATCGTTACTTTCGTTTTCATACGGTACGAAATGTTTCACTTTATAGGCTTGACTGGATGCATAATCCCCGAATTCATCGAGGTTTTTCTCCAGATAATTGCTGATATTTTGTAACTCTCTCTCCAGTCCGCCCCACAGACTGTTCAGGTAAAAACCGATAGCGTTACGCATTAGCTGGGCAATTCTATTTTCGGCCTCGCTGAGCGTGTTGGCCCGGATGTGCTGCAGCAGCGTTTCATATTGTTCCGAAGAGCAGATATTCATGATTCGAAGTTCCACCTCGTTAATCTTGGCGCGGTATGTCAGAAAATCGGTTCTATGCACATCGATACCCGCATAAATCCGAAGATGATCCGAGAGGAAGATGACCGATGGCACCAGCAGCATGGCGCGGTAGGAACCCGCCCACTCCGCATTGCCCAGCAACAGGCGGATCACCCGCTCCAGGCTGTCATCGCGCTCGTTTCGGATGTTCTCCTGCAGGGCTTGCACGCGGTCGCGTGAGGCAGGAGCCAGGTTTTGGTTAGAAACCACGCCGAATCCCGTGGGCGTCAGGACGAGGTCCAGCTGCGGAATTTGGCGATAGAAGGCATCGAGGCAGATATAGCGGGTCATCTCTTTCTCAAGGTCACCGCCCTCTGCCTCGACTATTGCCTTCGGCACCACATCATAAAAAGCTCTTTTTTGCGCTTGTTCGAGCGCATCCTGCATGGCATCGAACACCTGCGTGCTGGCGCACGCTGCCGCCGATACTATGCTCTCAAAACCAACCTTATCAATATTAATCATCTAACTGTACATTCGAATTTGAACTAATTTTTTTTGCATCCGTGTGCTGGTCCAACGTGGTGAGCAGAATCATTTCCACATCGGGCACCACTTTGTCCGCCCATCCGTTGTATTCAATCACCACATTATGCGGCGTGGCCATCAAATCATGGAACGAAACCTCAATCGCCTGTTTCAAGGTGAAGAGTTCGCGCTTGTCGGATCCGGAATTGTTGTTTGTGGACTTGCCGGGCGTGGCTCCCACCAGGTTCGGGTGGATGTTATCGCCGTAACAAGTGATGTTAGCGGCTTCCTGAATATCCTCGGACCAATCGCCTCCTTCCTTGCTGGAATCAATCACGTTGATACGCACCATGCGGTTCTCCTTGCCGTTGGGGTCGAGATAGTATCCCGTTATCCAGACTTTTCCGCTGTTCTCGATGCCCGCCACAAAGTTCTTGATATTCGTCTTTTCCTGCTTGATGCGCTCCTTTTGTCTCAAAGGATCCGTGATATGTTCTTCGGCCATCAGGTTTGCCCAGAAGTCCTTGTGGATTTCCACCTGGTATTTCACGGACGCATGGTTGCGCAGCTTCGCCTTCTTACCCTTCCCGATCAGACGTTTGATATCAAACCAATCGCCTCGGAAGATAGCCGTGTAGTTCGGGATAGGGTAGTACCGATTCCCCGGAGTCGGGAATTTCACCAGGATGGCAAACTTACGCTCCTTCGTGCGCATGTACGTGCTGCCATCCGGTCCCGGTTCGCGTCCCATCAGGATATTCAGTTCGCCCAGTGGGTCGCGTTCATCCAGCAAACGGATTTGTTCCAATTCCGTGACGTAATGTTTGCGAAAGTTGCCGTAGAAAACATGCTTGATTTTGCCCTTGTCCGCCTTCTCGAAGCGACAATAGCAGGCATCCTTGTGTCGGAGCGAGGTGATTTTAGACCCATCGCGCGAAAGGATGATGACCGAAACGGCGAAAAAGTAATACTTCATGTCGGTAGCCTGCTCCAGGAAAAACGTAGGAATCGCGTTATGCGTAACCCATTTCCGTATTTCCGGCACTCTTGAAGGCTGTCCTGTGGCAAGATCACGGTATTTAAGCCCCGCTCCGTAGCAGGTGAGCACATTGAAAAGCTTGTTTTGGCTCATCACTTCATCGCTCCCCACCATTTCAAGAATATGATAGGGCAGCAGGTCATCGGCTCCCCAAATCACATATCTCATGTTGGTGCCGGGTACGGGCAGCGTGGTGTCTTCGGTGTCTTCATCGAAGACGTCCGCCGAATCCGAAACCGTTTCCATGGCCGCCATGACGGGCGAGCCCTCCACATTGAATATTTCTGTAGGCATGAAAATATTTTCCATCACATATATATTTTGAATCCGTTAATTTCAAACAGGGCCACATCGCGGAAGGTCCGCAGTAGCCCACTCATCGGCAGGCGCACCGTATGCGTGCCCCCTCTCCAGTAACTGCCCACACACCGGGCATCCTTGTAGGTCAAGATATCGCCTGTGCTCATCTTCCACAATCGCAGCGTGCAGGGAATACCTGATTCCAGCATACGCAAAGCGTCATTCCTATGTATAACTTTCACTTTCATTGAAACGTATAGTCGAAAGTATTATCAAAGATACGCCCTGCCTTCGCCTCGCTCAGGATATTGTGGTTTCGCTGGGCATATCGGTAGCTGAAGGTGTAGACTGGGCGGTTATCGTGGTCATTGGTTCGCTTGTTCTCGCTCTCGGTGATGGTGATTTCCTTTCCGATACGTTCTCCATCGAGGATATAGATTTCCTTGCTGCGCAACAGATCATCCGCCCAATTCGCCATTTCATGGGATAGGGAGCCGGTATTCGCCTTGAAGATCTTGTTTTCCTCGATATCATAGGAGCGGAACATTCCACCCAGATACCCCGTGTTGCGGGTGTGCTCCGGTTCGAGGGAGTGCGTACCCGTGCAATATATTGTTTCCTGGCACCCGAATGAGTTGGTGAACGCAAGCGCCGGAGCGGCATCGGGCGTGTGGTCCATCACCAAGCTATACCCTACCAACTGGAAATTGGCCGGCGAAACATCCTCCGTTAACACCTTCCCCGTGGTCGTAATGGTCTTTGTCTTCACACATTTCTCGAAAAGATCCATGCTGGCGGCATCGTAATAATGTGCATAGACGTCCATCTCCGCAGAGGATTTCAGAAAGAAATGGACGAACTCCCGAAATCCCACTGCGGTAGACTTCCGTCCTTGAAGCGTGGTTAAGAAATTATTTTCCATGAAATCGGCCGCGTCCAGCCACGTTTCAGCGGCACAATACTGCACCTTGAAGCTGCGTGTTTTCTTATCGCCGCCATCATCCAATGTAATCAAGAAGGATTCCACCAGATTCGTGGAGAGGTAAGGCTCCAACAACCGCTGCAGGTCGTAGAGCACTACCAGCCCATCGCTATCGGGCACATACGACTCCTCGAGGATCGATTCCTCGCCACAATCAATCGTGACGGCAACCGATTCCTCATTGGTCGTGAACTCAAAGGTATTTAAAGCCGATGAGAACATGTAATCACTCACATCTTTTGTAATTACTATCATAAGCAAATCATTTATACCGCAAAGATAGCGGATGATTCGCCTACACTAAAAGACCGGAGGGCTGCGAGTTTACTCGCCTGCTGCGTGCTTGATGAAACGCAAAAATAAAAGGTCAAGGGCTTTGCCCTGCTAAAACACCGCCGCGGGTGCGGTTTGGCGCTTGTCCGTAAGGTGCCCAACGGGCGGATTCCTTGCGGGCAAGCGCCAAACCGTGCCCGCGGCGGCGCCGCTTTGCGGTCTTCGCCCTTGGCGAATTAACCAATCAGGGCTTTAGCCCTTCCAAACTCCCAAAATCGCCCAACGGGCGATTTTGGCGCCACCATTTGCATGGGGTGCCAAAATTCGCTCTGTGGGCTTATTCTTAGCCGATTCTGCCTTCATCGGCATAACTATAATAATTCCCTTCCGTCACGATGATATGGTCTAAAAGGCGGATGTCCATTGCCTTGGCTGCGCTATAGATTTTCTCCGTTATTCTGTCGTCCTCTATGCTTGGCCTTGCCTGCCCACTGGGATGGTTGTGGGCGATGCAGATAGAAGTGGCCCGATTCATCAGCGCCCCCCGAAGCAAACATCTCACGTCTACCACTGTGCCGGAGATGCCTCCCACACTCAACCGCTCACGTCCGATGACCTTTGCCCCTTGGTTCATATAGATGACCCAAAATTCTTCGATGGGCAAATCTGCGATTAAGGGGTACATATAATCATAGCCCGCCCTGCTATCCCTTATCATAGTCAGGTTCTTTTCTCTGGCTGTCTCACGCTTATAAAGTTCGATGGCGCTTTCTGCTATCTTCCGGCGGTTGGGGGTCAGCGTTTCTAAAAACGCTGACAAACTTTGCCCCACTTCCATAGTGTCCACCTTATTCGATACGTTGTAGATTAACTCGCTATCGGATAAAACTCGTATATCTCTCATGGCTCGCCCTCCCTTAGCTTAACATAGTGTGACCTAAGAAACAACCGCCTGCGATTTCAGCGCCAAAGAGGTCCAGCAAACAAGCAAGGCGGGCGTAACTTACGCCCTTTGTCAGGATGTCATCGAAGATGATTACACGTCTGCCGTTGAACCACTCCTTATCAAATGATACGGTGTAGGCTGCTTCGAACTGCTTTTCAGATTCGCCGTCGCGGCTCTCGTGGATGGTGTAGCGCTCTCCCTCTACGTGGATATGATTGTAGGCGTTAGTCATGCCTGTCATGCGGCAAAGTTCCTTGGAAAACTCTTCGTAGCGTGCTTGGTTGGTATCTGCGTCATGGGCTGGGATGCAGACCAGTGTGAGTGTATCAGTAAATGACCCGAATTTCTCTTTGAGCGCCTTGGCTACTTTCTCCGCCACTTCATCACTGCGCTTGCCGTCCTTGAAAGCCCAAATGAGTTCTCTTACCGCCCACTCTCTTGGGCTTGCCTCATACTTCGTGGGCAGATAGTCATAAAGTGAAAACATGGGCTTGGACCACATTTCGTAAAATTCGGGGTTTGTTTCTTTTCTCATTTTCTTGAATTATTTAATTATTACTTGACTTATTGGGAATTGGCTCCCTTGCCTTTTCCGATATACAAAGATACAAATTTATCTTGACATACCAAAGAAAAAAGGCAACAAAATATATGTTTGAAAACATC